CGTTTATAGGGCCTTCCGGGCGCATCCTGAGGCGAGAGCTGGCGAAAGCGGAGCTCGGCACTCTCTTCGGGCCTACGGTGCGCTATACGAACCTCGTACGCTGCCTTACCCCTCAGAATCGCGAGCCGACTGCAAAGGAAGTCAAGGCGTGCAAGCCGTACCTCGATGCGGAGATCGCACGCATCAACCCCACGTACATCGTTCCGTTGGGAGCGCTGGCTACCAAAGCCGTTGCCAAAGCGAAGGTCAGCACGGCTCACGGGCAGATGACCGAGCGGGACGGCCGTGTCGTCATGCCGACGTATCACCCGGCTGCGACCTTCCGCGATCCTTCCAAACTCCAGGTGATCCAACAGGACCTCGCACGGCTGAAGCGCCAGATCGACGGCACGTTAGGCGCTACTCAAGACGCATTCGAGTACCGTGTCGTTACGACTCGCACAATCCTCAAAGAGTTCTGGGACGCCTTTGATGCAGCCGACGAGTACGCCTACGACACGGAAACCAACGGGTTACTACCGCATAAACCCGGCTTTGTGGTTCGCTGCATCGCTATTGCATTGCCCACACGTTCGTGGGTCATACCGCTTGAGATGCCAGGGGGATTTTATGAAGGGGATCACACTGCCCAACAGGCGTTTTTCCGCGTCCTGGCACGCAAGGCAGCTGGCAAGTGGGCGGCCGTGTTCCACGGTAAATTTGACAGCGGCGCGGTGCGGCGGGTGTCTGGCGTCACGCTACCCTACGATTTTGATGCCATGCTGGCCCACTACATCCTGGATGAAAACCAGGACCATGACCTGAAGTATGTGGCACGTGTTGAACTGGATTGCCCGGAGTATGACTTACCTAAGGCTCTCAAGATCAGCGATACGCCGGAATGGCTGGAGCTTATCAAAGATCCGGCGAATCGCGCCAAGTACTGGGAATACAACGCCCGCGATGCATGGAACACCTTGCACCTCGCATGGCTATTCAGCAAACGATTGCGAAATCTTCCCGCACTGCGCAGGCTTTTTAATGACCTCGTCATGCCCTCCTCGTATGCGCTGGAGTCGATAGAAGCCGAGGGTTTACCTGTCGATCACGCCCAATACAAGGCGATGGAGACCCGCATCGGTTTCGAGCGCGACGAGGCCGAGCACGTACTCAACGAAAGCGCGGGTAAAACCGTCAATTGGAATTCCCCGCAGCAGATCGCACAGGTACTGTTTGAAGACTTAGGGTTGCCGGTAATGGCCAAAACGCCCACGGGCAACCCGTCGACGAGTGAGGAAGCCATCGTTGACTTGAAAGGCGAGCATCCGATTATTGATCAGCTGCTGCACTACCGCGAGTTGGATAAGATCCTGGGAACCTACCTGGAAGGATGGAAGAAAAAAGGATACATCATCGGTAATAAAGCCTACTTCTCCTACAAGCAAACGGGCACGGTCACCGGGCGCTTCAGCTCCAGACTTCATCAGATACCTACTGACGGCGAGATCCGCTCCATTATCGCAGCGCCAGAAAACAGGGACTGGGAGTTTGTAGCCGCGGATCTATCACAAGCAGAGTTGCGCATCGCTGCAGAAATGTCCGGCGATCTGAGCCTGATTGAAGCCTACCGCAGCGGACGGGATGTGCACTGGGACACGGTGCTGTACATGATCGCGGCCGGCCACATGGACGAGTACGCAGACCACGCGATGAGCACCGCTAGAGAACTGCAAGACGCGGTTTACAAAAAGGGCACCCGAAAAAAGTTTATCGATCTGACGCTTGCGCTGGAGGGTATGCGAGTCGCAGGAGTGGATGTTTGCAAGAAAATATGGCCCGGGTGGAAGGATGCTCGTGATTGCGCGAAGCGGGTTAACTTCGGGTTCCTTTACGGAATGTACGAGAATACCTTTATCCACAAGGCCAAAGTGGATTACGACTGGATGTGCACTTACAAGCAGGCGCACGCCTTTCGCACGGGGTTCTTTGAGCAACGCAGCGGTATTGAGCCCTGGCACAACCGGTGCAAAAAGATCGCGCGTATCGACGGGTGCGTGACGAACATGTTCGGCCGGGTGCGCAGGTTACCCGGGATACAGAGCAGTGACAAACTAGCGCGGATGGAAGCAGAGAGGCAAGCGGTGAATGCCCCTGTGCAGGGAACCATCGGGGACTGGAAAGCCGCGGCGATGATCGAAATTCACGAGACAATCGATAGCGCTAAGTATAGACTCTGCGGAGAACATCACGACGCGCTCTTAGGGTTGGTACGCAGAGGGTGTGAGGACGAAGTGCTACCGAAAGTGCGAAAAATAATGGAGCGTCCCAGGCTCCTGAAAACCTTCAAAATCAAAATGGCTGTCCCCATGGTCGTCGATATCAACGTCGGGGCCTGGGGTAGAGGCAAGGTATATCATGACCCGCAATACTTATGACACTCGACGTAACGAACCTCGCACGGAATACACTACGAGGGAGCAGGACTTATATGGACTGTTACCTCCTTCGGAATCGACGAGGCAGCTCAATCATCACATGGTTCTGCACCTCAGGTTAGACCGAGAGTCATTCGACACCCTAAAGGAGCTATTGCGAAAGAAAACTACCCGGGCGTCTACGGCATATGAATCAGCCGCATCCCGTCGCGACCGGGAGGCGCTCAATCGAGTACTCGATCAAATCCGAGACGTGAAATACCCCAATGTTTAAAGCCGGAGCCAGACCGCCTAACCGGTGCGAAGACCCAACGCATGTACGCTCCGAAGTTAATGGACGCTGTAAAACCTGTCGGTTGATCACGCGGAAACTGAAGCGCCAGGAGTCTCGCAAGGCTCAGCCCCGACGCAAAGCCCCGACATTTTCAGGTAACCCTTGCAGGACGTGCGGCAGCACTACCCGCTACGTCCAATCAGAGGCTTGCGTGGGGTGCCAACGAAGGTATTTTGATAGGCACTCAGCTGCGGCTAATGTTCTGTACCACATTCAACCGGAGTTTACTCGATGGATTAAGAGCCGATTGCCTGAGTGCGAGCATGTTTAAAACCGGCTTCTCTAAGGTCAAGGCGTATCGCTTTTGCAATAAAAAGTACGAGTTCAGCGTCATCCGCAACCTGCAGGCGAAACGCCGCCCCGCTGCGATGTTTCGCGGCACCATCCTGCACGAAATGCTGGAAGCGCGCGACAACAGTAAAAGCGCAAAAGATGTTTTCCTGAAGTACCAGGAGCAGTACGGCCAGCTATTCGAAGCAGAACGCGAGTTTTACGGCGAGCACTTCATGGACGATATCTGGCGGATCTACCGCGGATACTTGCGCACCTATCGGGGGTATGATTGGAAAGTGCTAGCGACCGAGGGGTACGTGCAGACGCAGCTCACCCCGAAAATACTCTTCGAAGGTCACTATGACTTGCTCGTTGAAAGCCAAAATCGTCGCTGGCTAGCGGATCGCAAGACGCACAAAATCATACCCACGGCTGAGGAGCGGTTCAGTAACACACAGCTGCTGCTTTACGCCGAGGCTTGGAATCGCGAGCACGCGCGGCCCGATCACGTGAGCGGCATCATCTGGGACTACATACGCACCAAAGCGCCTACGATCCCTGAGGTTCTCAAGAGCGGTGCGGGCCTGACCCGCCGCAAGGATCTGGATACCGATGTATTCACCTACCGCAAAGCGATTCTGGATAACGGATTCGATGAGGATGCTTACAGCCTGCATCTGCGCGAGCTTGAAAAACGCGCTCCTGATCGGTTCTATCAGCGCGTGTCGTTGCCGGTCCCGTCACCGGCGATGACGAAGATTGTTATCGACGAGTTCACCCAGACCGCTGAAATGATGCGCACCGCGAAACACTTCCCGCGCAACGCAACCTATCAGTGCAAGAGCTGCGAGTTTTTTGCATTGTGTCAGGCTGAGTTGTGTGGTATTAACGCTAAGTACGTTGAGAGAAACAATTATGAGCAACGCCCCAAGGACGAACGTGAGCGCGAAGCTGAAGCCGCATGAAAAAACTGAATAAGACACCCGCGCGCTCGATTTTGAAGCGCATCAAGCCGCTGTCAGAAGTTGAGCGCAACATCGCAATGTTGTGTTACGGCGACCAGAAAACCGGCAAGACGGTATTCGGCTGCTCTTTCCCAAAACCCCTGCTGCTGATCGACATCATGGAGCGCGGCACGGATTCGGTCATCGACGTTGACGGGGTGGACGTGTTCAACGCATCCAGCACGCAGGACTTGGAGGATTTGTATTGGGAGCTGGAGGGAGGCACTAAGTACAAATCCGTGATCCTGGACCAGATGACCGGGCTGCAAAATATGGTCATCCGAGAGATGAAGGACAAAAAGAACCAGCGTGCGGATGATGTATTCTCCCAGCGCTCCTACGGTCAGCTGGGCGGGTGGATGCAGCAGTGGATACTCAACTACAGCTTGCTGGTCGATAAAGGCTACAATGTCTGCTTCCTGTCGCACCAGAAACGCATCGAGGCGCAGGAAGAAGACGACGACCGCTTGGCTCCAGAAGTTACGACCGCACTCACCGGCTCAATCACGAATTTCCTACTTGGCGCGGTTAGCGTTATAGGAAACCAGTTCATCCGGGAGTCTTACGACAAGAAGACCAAGGAGACGGAGATGCAGTATTGCATGCGTCTCGTGAGCGGCTATTACCGGTGTGGTATACGTCGCCCGGTGAGTGCGGGGCCGGTGCCGGAATACATCGTCAATCCGACGTACGAAAAAATTCTGAAATTATCCAAAGGCGAGTCACTGTCTCGCACAATCAAGAGGCTGTAATGGCAGTAAAAAAACCCACCCGACGCAAGAAGGGTAATGTTGTATCGGTAGATTTCACCGGCGTCAAAGCCGGTGGCGCGACGGTTCCAGACGGAAGGTACAAAGCGAAAATTATCGAGGTATCCCAAGAGGTCGGGCAGGATTCGGGTGAGCCTTACTTGCAGCTCACCTGGGAAATCACCTCCGAAAAGTGCAACGGTCGCGAGCTGAAGTTCGATAACTACTCTCTGCAACCCCAGGCGCTGTGGCGCTTGAAAAGCATGTTGGAAGCGCTGGAAGTCGAAGTCCCTGACGGCGAGCAGGACATTGACTTTGACGAGATTATCTCGGACGAGACTGAGTGTATCGTCGAGGTCACCGGCGAGAAAAGCCCGGAAGGAAAGACCTACGCCCGCGTAACGGGGCATGCCCCGCTATCCGATGGCAACACCGTGGACGATGAAGAGGAGGACGAGAAACCGGCTCGTAAACCCAAGAAGCCGGTCAAGGACGAAGCCGACGAGGAGGAAGAAGAGGACGAGGAGCCGCCAAAGCGTCGAGGTAAAAAGCCGACAGACGACGAAGACGAGGATGAGGAGCCCCCGAAACGCCGCGGTAAGCCTTCAAAGGACGAAGAGGAGGAAGAAGAGGACGACGATGAGAAGCCGAGCAACAAGAAGCTCAAGAAAGGCGCTAAAGT